GTTTGGTATCTGCTTCGAAATCTTTTAACTTCTGGCTATAATCTTCTAAGTTAACGTCTTTAATAGGTTTACTGCCAATAGTTTTAGCGTTTAGCTCTTCTATTTTCTTATCAACGTGATTAATAGATCCAGCATTTACCTCTATATAATCAACTATCTTTGTAATACCAACTTCGATAGTAGATTTTTGATCTTCCAATCCATCAATATCTACAATGTCTTTGTCTATTGGAATTAATCTCTTAGTATAATTTAGTATGGACTCGTTTAACTGGTCTCTCTTTTCTTCTGTTTTTCTCTTCTCTTCTTTCTCCTCGTCTAAAGCTATCTCAAAAGTTTCTTCGTCGAACTCTGCCTTCTTAAACATTTGGTGGTAGTCTTCCTTTTGATATTCCTTTAATAACACACTTACCTCTCTCATCTCGTTATTGGCCAAAATATACAACTCTTCGAACACATTTATGTCCAAAAATTGTGAAAGCAAATCTTTTCTTTCCTTTTGGTTCATATCAATAAATCCAGTATTGTTGTTCTGAGTAGACAGCGTTGTAAGTATAAAGTCTTCGTAGTTACCAAGTAAATTCTGAATGCTTTTATTCGTATCGTTGCGCTCTTTACCGTTCAAAGAAACTTTCTTGCCCTCTTCGTCTTTGTAATAGAAGTCAACGTTTACCTTTACGTTACCAAGTTTTTGCTTGCTGCCTTTCCTTGATATGGTATACTCCAACCCGTTTAATTCGAAGACTAATTTGCACGAAAAAGAGTCAGAATTGTTGTTCATGACTTGTGCGGACTTTGTTGTCTTCGAACATTTGTCAAAGATACAATAGGTAATAGAGTCAAGCAGTGTAGACTTTCCGCTAGCGTTAGGAGCAAACAGCCCATAAGTTCCCGTCATGTTAGTAAAGTCCACAAAATTGCCTTTACCGTAGCTAAACATATTTTCGAACTCGAACGTCTTTGGAAGCCACATAGAGTTTCTTGGCACTTCCAACTTAGGTAAAGCGTTGTTGATATTACGATTGATTTCGCAAACGTCTTTAATAGTTTGGTCGTCTAAATCTAGCTTGTCCTTAAGGAATTCAGCTAATATCGTATTTTGATATTCTATGTCCCTAACATCGTGAACGTTAAGTTTTCTATTATCGTTGGAAGAGTTAGTGAAGTCTTTTATCTTTTGCATAGAAACTTCAATAACATTCTTTTGCTGTTTAATATCAGCAATAATGCTCTTTATTTCAGATTGATTGGTGTTCTTATACTTTACTCTTAGATAAAGATTTTGAGGCAAAGAATCTGGTAATGGATTGTAAATAGCGTTCTCTACTTCGATTGTATAAAAAGCAGTATCGTTGTCTATTTTAACGTATTCAGCCGATTTTAAGGCCAAATCCCAAACAAATAGACCGTGATCCAGAGACTCAGCATGATTTTGTTGAATCAAAGAACCAGGATATCCAATAGTTTTCTCTTCGTTTAAGAATTGTGTCTTGTGGATATCTCCCAACAAAACAATATCGAACCCATCAAAGTTTTCTACCTCAACATCGTTATTGAATAGTCCAAATCCACCTTCGGTAGTAGTTCCGTTTACAGGTCCATGGTACAAAGCAATCTTGTACTCTTCGTCTATTTGATCTGCTTTAATAAAGTTCTCGCAATCGTCGAATACAGACCAATGCGCAAACGTTTTATCTCCAATTTTGAAAGCGGCGGTCTCTTTAATGTAGAGTAAGTTAGGATGGTCCAATGCATTTACGATTGGAGTTAACGCATCCATTCTTTGTGCATTGTTTAGATTAGCATCGTGATTACCAGGAATAAGTAACACGGGACCGATGTCTGCCAAGTTTTTTAGAAATGTTTGAACCTCGTTTACAAGTTCTGGAGTGACATCGGTCTTCGCGTGTACTATATCGCCCGTCAGACAGATCAGGCTTTGCTTGTCGAAACTGTTCGCAACGTAATTGGTAAGTTTAGAGAAGACTCGTCTGTACTCGTCGTGCCTCTTGAAGTTTCTTATGTGTATGTCTGATATGTGAAAGATCCGTGTAAGGCTTTCTACGTTGTCGAAAAATTTTATCATCTTTTTAATTCATTTTCATTCTTCTGAGCATTAATTCTCCGAATGTCAATGGTTTTGCTTTTTGTAATAATTCTGTCATGCTCGTAAATCCTAGATCTGAAGGATCTTTACCCTGTAATTCTATTAGGTAAACTTCTTTTCCAAGATTAATCAACTGTTCAGAGTAAGTAAGCGCTTCTTTTAGTGCGTCCTTATCAAGTGCCAAATATACTGTTTTTACTTGAGATTCCACAAGTTTCAACATCAGTGCCTTTGTAATACTCTTACCAAATAGCGGAACGACATTTCTTTTGATAGCAATTGCGTCGAATATGCCTTCGCAAAGTATAACCGGTACAGTCCAGTTAATATGATATTCCAGTCCTATGATTTCCGTTTTGTTTACAGATGGCGCGTCGTACTTTTGATACGGTTCCTTTTCGAAAGACCTAGCAATAAAATAATTTACTTGACCGTTTTTATCGTAAGAAGGCACAATAACTCTATTTCTGTAACGGCCTTCTTTGCAATATCCAATGTTGTACTTTCTTACATCGGACTCGTTGATGCCCCTATTTTTTAGGTAAACTGTTGCGCGACGATATTCCAATGACTTGTCGTTTTCTGTCATTGAAATGAATTCTTTTGGTAAAAATACGCGAGTTGTTTCTGTGTCTTCTATCTTAGTGCGATCGCCTTTGAAGTAGCCCTTCATCTCGATCATTCTCTCTTTCTCAACTCCCAGCTTTTTAAATAAAGAAACGGGAGTTTTGCCTTTTGTAGCGGGGTGGCAGGTCCAACAGTTGTATTGACCCGTAAAAATGTTAACGATTAACTTTGGTTTCTTGTGATTGCAAATAGGGCAGTGGAACGCGTGGTCCTTTTTATTTTTATCGGGTTTTCCCTTTCCAAGTACGGATTCTAAAAGACCTAAAACCAATTGTTCGTTCTCCATTGATCTAATATACTAAAATCTTTTCGAATAAAAAAATTTAATCTTTGTTGAGCACACTTAGAACTTAAGTTTTTTATTGTCCTACTAAATAATTATTTTTAAAACCTTCTACAACAGGGGGAAAACTACAGCAGACAGATGAATATAGAAAATAAAGAAACAATAAAACCTCAACTAACAGAGGAAGAACTACAGGGGCTATACATGTACCTAAGCATGCACTACGAAGAATTTACAGAAGAGGAAAAAATGAATTGGACACTAGTAATGAAAGAATTGGACCCCGAATTTAACGATCAAGATGAATAACATTAAAGTATACACTTTGCAAGGTTGCGATAAATGCGAGTCCTTTAAAAAAGCCTTGACTAAAAAAGGCCTAATTTACAAAGAAATTTCTTGCGAAACTAATCCAACTGAGTGCGATAAAATAGAGGCCATAACTAATACTGAGAGTTACCCAATGTCTATAATAGAGCGATTGGATGGAGTAAAAGTACTGTACGTTGCTGAGAAGTATACAGATATGGGTGAGCGTCAAATAGAATCCGGTACTACAGCAATAGGCGTGTACTCGATAGATAACATGCTAGATTTGATAAATAAAGATTAATATTACAATATGAGATACAAAGAATTAATAACTAAAAAATTAGGCGAATTGGTAAACATGATAATGTACCAAAGTTCGCAAATTTCCCAACTGCGTCCTCCACAAGAGTTAAAAGCGACTTTAGAAAAGATGCAAGACAAGATAAACGAAGTGCAGCACCTAATAAACACTGAACACGAATCTTAATCAAAAATAAAAGTTATGAAAAAACTAACAGAGGAACAAATCCTTCAGAACCTAGACAAGTTCTATGGTTACATTACTAAGTACATTCCAACTGGAGACAGACAAGACAAGCTACTTGAATTCTATAAAGGCATAGAAGTTACTTTAGCTATTAGCCCAGCGTCCACTAAGCTTAGTCACCACAACTGTTTTGCAGGTGGATACGTAGATCATGTTAATAGAGTGGTTGAAGCTTCTCTAGTACTAGATAAAGTATGGGAGCGCTTTGGTCAGAAGAAAACTTATACTATTGAAGAATTAGTATTCTCTGCAATTAATCATGACCTTGGTAAGATGGGTACTAACGAAGAGCCTTTCTACCTTCCTAACGACTCTTCTTGGCACGTAGAAAAGCAAGGCGCTTATTTTAAGATAAACACTAACATGACTCATATGAGAGTTGCCGATAGAAGTTTGTACTACTTACAGCAAGCAAACATACCGGTTACAGAGAACGAGTTTTTAGCAATCAAGTTACACGACGGCCTTTACGAAGAGGCAAACAAACCTTATTACATAACATACAGCTCTGACGTTGAATTAAAATGTAACTTACCTTACATTCTTCACCAAGCCGATTTAATGGCAAGCAGAGTTGAAACACAAATTTAATTAAAATGACAGGAATAATAGCAATAGTACTATGGTTTGGCACAATTTTTGGTGCAATAGTATACAATCTTTATAGAAAAAATAAAAGATTAGAAGAGATCGTACTTAATCAAAGCAGCTTCGTTAACGACACTTTAGCATTAACAGACGATTTTAACGGATTAGTAAACAAGATCGATATGACAATGTGGGTACAATCCGACCCAGAGTTATTACAACTTTTTGAAACCATAAAAGCAATCCAAGCTAGAGTTCAACAATTTACAGGAAGAAAATAAATCATGGCAGAAGATATACTAGCCGAAGCAGAACCGGATATGGGTCTTACCATAAAAGGTACACCTAGAATAAGAAAACCAAAAACAAAAAACGTTTACTTTACATCAGAAACTGAAGAGGCAATCTTAAGATATAGGGCCGCGTCAAATCAAGCTATTGCGAATCAGATATACAATAAAGAGATTCACTACGCATTCTATAAATTAGCAGAAAACATTATTCATACTTTTAAATTTTACTACACAGAAGTAGATAATATAGAGGATCTTAAGTTTGAAGTAATATCTTTTCTTTTACAAAAATTGCACCTTTACGATCAATCAAAGGGCAAGGCGTACTCGTATTTTGGCACTATTGCAAAGAGGTATTTGATCATCTACAATCAAAAGAACTACAAAAAAATGGTTTCTAAGATACAAGTAGAAGAGATCGACAACGCTAATAACACCCACGAAACCTTAATACTAGAGCCCGAGTCTTCTGATATTAATAGAGTCTCTGTAATAGATCAATTCATAAAGCACGTAGACGATAACTTAGCTACCTTATTTGACAAAGACGGCGAGATTAAGGTTGCTGATGCTATATTGGAGGTATTCAAAAAGAGGGAAAACATAGACATATTCAATAAGAAAGCGCTCTTC